ATTACATTCCACCCCTAGGGCTTTAATGATTTTCAGGTAACGTTTTGCTACCTTTTCATTAAATATTACTACGTCGTCTCCTAATATTGCATAGTCTTCATAAAGAACTGTGCTTGGGACAATCCGACATTCTCAGGCGGCACACTGCACAATAAAGTGGTGCGTAAATGCTAACATAGCCCAGGAGCTCAAAGCTCCCATTGGTTGCCCAACAGCGTATCTTACTACCTTTGGTTCAGTTGATTTTGATTTTCAATCTCTGTCTTCTTTACCGATAGTTGTATATGATCGTTTTGGAGGGACTGCATAATCACGATTAACCAGTAACCGAGCCCAAGCAGAAGCGAAGTCTTTGTCGTTTAGCAAATTTGCTAACAACATTTCTTGCAACTTAATGGGTAATCGATCAGTGGCGGCAGAGAGGTCCAAGCTATACAATGCTTTGGACTTTCATGCCCGTGAGAGCGGAGCTAGTTGGTCGAACGTTCCATCCATCTTATGTAATCTCAAAAGAGAAAACAAATATCGATGAAGTGGTTCAAGCAATCACTGAGTGATCGCATCGACCATCGCAAATAGACGCAGTTTACCTGCAGCTTCCAGTTTTGCACCAAGTTTCCCCAAAGGGGATTTTCTATCATAATCGGCAAGTGGAAATACGGACTTTGAGTATAGTTTAAAAAACTTATTATACCAAAATCTCGCGAATTTCTTAGAAGGGTCAACCCGTGTCAATATAGTCATCGCGTCTGTACCTAACTGTGTGTTGTGAGTTAAACTCGCCAGAGATCTTAATAAAGCTCTCGGATGCGTAGATACCTCATCACCTCTAGTTAGGGGACTTGATTTCGCAATTGGAAATGGCTTGAAGCCCTTTACTTGACCAAAAATTCTTGGAACCTTTCGTAAAGATTCCGACAATAACTTGGAGTTCGGGACATATCTTGTCTGGCTCCCAGTTCCGGATAATTCATACGGAAATGCTTCTTTCGGATTTCAAACCGATTCAGCGTGTGCAGGTTCAGAATACGGGTGAGGATTCAATGGATTTTTAACAAAAAGTCTGTTGAAACTTGGAATAAATTTTCCGAGTCTTTTAAAGATCCTTTCATCTCCACTGAATTTGTCGGTGATCGTAGAGAGTTTCATTTTCCCTGGGATTACAATATCCCGGTATAGAGAAAAGATAGTCAGATAATATTTGATTATTAACGGATCTCCTAATCGTATTCTTCTTCGATGCAACACAGGTATCAGACGTGGAATTCCTCCTTTGGTTCTAGAAACTCTAGGACCTAAGGGAGTTAAATCACCTAATACATGGCCTGCTAATGACTGTTGTAAAATCACACTGTGTACTTTCAAGCTTTTAACTAAGCCGGGAAGTCCCTGGTTGCGTGCAACAACATTCAGTTGTCTCAATATTAATACCGTAACTTTAACTCAACTTGGGGTGATTCGACCACCAATGGGAATCAATAATTTTAGAATTATTGACACCAAAGGTCGTCCTTGATTTCTCAAGAACATACCAGGTATAGATTTATAACTGAAAGCTCTAATTGCTAACGTATCTTTTTGATGTGTTTTCATTTTAGATTTTAAAGTTGTAATCATTACCCCCCGGTTTCCCTGTAAAGGGGCCGCAGGTTGCTCCGAAAAGAGCGTTGGTCTTTACTTACCAATTCAGTTGAGTTGACTTATTATCGATCCTCACGGATCTCCAACCGTCAACTTGCTGAGTAATCCACCTTTCACAATTTGTGTTTGGCCCATCAGAGATATATACTTATTTGTGTATAACTGAAATTTAATTCAGGTCTTAACATGGGGGCTAGCCATCATAACTAGCCCGTGTTCCACGGAGCACCGTCAGCACAACTTATATATTTCTACGAATGCAACATCGAAAGAGTTCGGTAGTGGATTTTCCACTGTTCAGATATGCCCAAATTATTCATTTGAGAATACAGGTTGAGTGCCCCCTTTTCAGGGAGTGTTTAACCATGGTCTAGTTCCTATCCATTAACTGGGAGAACTAAATTCTTGTTTGTAGCACCTGCCGTCTCCTCTAGAAGAAAGATAATAATGTCTTTCTAATAGATTTAATTAACCATGCATTTCGGATTCGTTTCCAAATCCTAGGTTAATATGGAGCACGCGGTATACTAACTGATTTAACTTCTATCCATCACTAATGACGA